ACGCCGGGGAATCTGCGGCGAATATCAACGAAACCACGGCGGCGCAGATTGAAGGCGCTGACGGGCTGGATGGGATCAAGGCGCTGTTTGCCGCTTACCTGATTGGCCGTGTGGTGCAGATTTGCGACCTCGCGTGTTGCGTCGGTTGGTGGGCTTGCGTCTCAGGTTGCGGCGCGCCAGTCTGATGCCCGAACGAAGACATGGGTTGTCGCCGGCCCTAATCCGCGCCCGTCGCATGAGGCGATGAGCGGCGAAACTGTTGGGCTGAATGAGTCCTTCAGCAATGGAATGAACGGGCCAGGCGATCCTAGCGGCGGCGCGGACGAAGTAGCTGGTTGCACTTGTGACTTGCAGTTCTCAAAGGAAGGCTAATCATGGCGATCATCAAAAAGGATGCCACGATCACCAACACGGATGATGCCTTCCCTGGCTCGTTCGAAGTGATCTTGTCGGCACAGACCAAGGACCGAGACGGTGACACTCTCCTGAAGGATGGGTGGAAGCTGCCGCTGCCGGGAACACATCACGTTCGACTCTGACCACGGCATGACGGTTGAGAAGACTGTCGGCTCGGGCGTCCCACGCATTGATGAGGAAACGGGCAACCTGATCGTGTCGGGTACATATTCCTCACTGCCACGGGCGCAGGAGGTTCGGACGCTGGTCAATGAGGGCCACATCCGCACAACGTCGGTAGCGTTCATGTCTGAGAAGTCCCAGAAGGACGGCGCGACGGTTAGCGTCCGCGAACTGCTCAATGGCGCGTTCGTGGCCATCCCCTCGAATCGTGAAGCCCTCGTGCTGTCCTCCAAGAGTCTGAAGGCTGGGGCGCGTAACAGCGCCGCCGATGCCTCGAAGGTTCAGGACATCCACGACAGCGCCGCCGCACTTGGCGCCGACTGTGCAGCCCCGGCTAAGTCCTTCACCCGCAAGGACGCCGACACGGAGGATGCTACCGACCCGGTTGCGCTCATCTCCGCAGTTGACGCCGCGATTGATGAGGCCATTGACCTGTTCGCCGCCGCCGATCTTACAAGTTTGCCTGCCGAGGTTCAGCAGGCTATAGCACTCGTCCAGGCCGCTGATGCGACTGTGGATGAACTCCTGGATGCCTTGGGTATCCCGGACCCTGATGAAGATGCCGCCGCTCCCGGCGCAGACCAAGCCCCCGCAGCCGGCGCCCCCGTGGCCCCCGCAGCCGGCGTAAGGTCCGCCCCCGCTGTCTGACCCTGATTCGGACGCAGTAACGGTCAAGAGTCTTGAGGACTTAGCTCTTCAGATTCAAGCCGCGCAATTCATCAACTAACCAAACTTCGGACCTGAACTAGCCGCCTGACCGGGCGGTTTTTTTGTGCCCAAAAACTGAAAGGAGACTGCCATGTCAGCAGTTATCGAAGCCAAGCGCGCTATGGCCACGCTCGGCACCAAAGCTCAGGAGGTCATCAAGGATGACACTCTGACCAACGCTGAGAAGAAGACCCGTCTGGACCAGTACCAGGCTGACCTAAAGGGCTTCTCTGACACCATCGCCCTGCACGAACAGGCCGCACGCCTGATCGGTGGAGCGGAAGCCCCCGCCGAGGCTGAGGTCAAGGCTGCATCGAAGGGTGAGTACCGCTCGTTCGCCAAGCAGGTCATCGAGTCCGGTGCCTACAAGTCGATGCTCAGTGGCGCACATGGTGCAACCGTCGAGGTCAAGGCTGCGGCAACCATCGATGAAGGCATTATCCCCGCATTCAACGGTGGCGCTGGCCTTGCTGGTCAGCTTGTAGCCCCGCAGCTTCTGCCGGGCATCGTCCCGCTGAAGTTCCAGCAGCTCACTATCGCCGATCTGCTGGCTCAGGGCACCACGTCCTCAACCTCCATCAGCTATGTCATTGAGGCCGCGTTCCAGGACCTCACCGGCACTGTGCTGGAAAAGGGCGCCATCCCGCAGCTTGACCTGACCCTCGCACGCCGTCAGGACAATGTTGGCAAGATCGCCAACATTGCCAAGCCGACCGTCGAAATGTTCCAGGACGCCGAGCAGTTCCAGGCGTACCTCGAAAACCGTATGGTCTTCGGCCTGAAGCGCAAGGAAGAATCCCAGCTGCTCAACGGCTCGGGCGTTGCCCCGAACATCACCGGCATCCTCCAGCGCTCCGGGCTCGCCACCGCGGTAACCACCGCTATTGGTCTGACCGCAGTGAAGGCCATGGAAGGTATCTTCAACCAGATCACCGCCCTGCGCTCCGTCTCCTTCGTGGAGCCTGACGCAATCGTGATCAACCCGACCGACTGGCAGACGATCCGCCTTGGTAAGGACTCCCAGGGCCAGTACTACGGCGGCGGCCCCTTCACTGGCGCTTACGGCAATGGTGGTTACTCCAACGTCGCCGAACTGTGGGGCCTCAAGGCTGTCGTCACGTCCGCTGTTGCTCAGGGTACCGTCCTCGTCGGTGGCTTCCAGGAGTGCGGGCAGATCTTCCGCCGCACGGGGCGTAACCCTGGACATGACCAACTCCAACAACAACGACTTTGAGACTGACTTGATCACTCTCAAGGCCGAAGAGCGTCTGGCGCTGGCTGTCTACCGCCCGGCTGGCTTCGGAACCGTTGTCCTGACCGCGTAGTAGGTCTAAGGCGGGGCTGGTAATCCCGGCCCCGCCTTCCACCCCCACGACTTTAGAAGGAGTGCATTATGGCTGTTGATTTCGTATCGGATTACGAAGAGTTGACCGGCAAGAAGCGCGAGGATGCTTTCACGGTTGAGACGAAGGTTATTGCCGCCCCGGAGACACCTGAGGTTGAGCCGGCAACTGTCGCTGAGGTCAAGTAACCATGGCGGATCTTGCCACTGTCGCGGATCTGAATAACTTCTCCCAGCTTGGCCTTGATCCCGCCGATACGTCAGCCGCGTATCTGCTCAAGGTTGCGTCTGGCATGATCCGCCGTTACCTTGAGCAGGACATTACGGTTACGACCAATGATGTCGAGTATGCCGATCCGATCAACGGGCAGGTTGCGTTTCTTCGGCAACTGCCTGTCACGTCGGTTTCGCTGGTGGAAACAACCACGGACGGCGTGACATGGACGACCGTTGACCCGACTAACTATGCGGTTTCCCGGAATCAGGGCACCGTATCCGCTAAGCCGTGGACGGGGATCCAGTGGGGCGCCGATCCGGAGTCTTGGCGGATCACCTACACCCACGGTTTCGCGACGGTCCCGGATGAGCTGAACGGCGTGTGTTGCAGTATCGCGTCGCGGTTCTACGCAACCCCGGCCGGGATTGATATGGAGCGCACGGGGCAACGGCAGGTCAAGTACAACCTGGAGACTGCCGGGTTTGATCCGATGGAGCGGCTTGTGCTAACCAGCTTCCGCAACAAGGTCATCTCCTGATGGGTAGGCCACTGGGGCGCGAGACAATCACTGTTCAGCGGGCGCAGCAGGTCATGAACGTATACGGCGACACTGTGCCTGACTGGACGCTAACACCAACCTCCACCCCATATACCGGCTGTGATGTGCAGCCCGGAACAACTCAGGAATACCTCATAGGCCGCGATAACACGCTGGTTGCTTGGACGGTCTACCGCTCGGGCGTGACCGACGTGACCGAGTTCGACCGGGTTCTCTATGCCGGGCGCGTCTATGAGGTCTACGGGCATCCGGCGCGGGAGAAGTCCTATTCGGGCCGGCAGGACCACACGACGTTTGTTCTCAGGGATTGGAGCGGCTGATGGCTGACATCAAGATTGAGATCAACGACGAAGTGGCACGCGCACTCCTGAACTCCCCGGAAGTGAAAGCCGATCTGCTGCCGCGGGCCAATGCTATTGCGCACGCTGCTGGGGATGGCGCGTGGGACGTGAAGGCGGGCCGCACACCTACCCGTGCCCGTGTGTCTGTTGGTACGGGCGACCATAAGGCCCGCGAGGCTGAGGCAACAAAGCGTGCGCTCACTAAGGCGTTAGACGCTGGCCGTGGCTGAGGCGGTCCTATTCCAGGATGTCGAGGCTTTGGTCTGTACGTTCCTGCGTGCGCGTCTGAGTGCGGTTTTTCCGGGGCTGAACGTGTTCCCTGGCCAACTGTTCCCCGGCGCTCCACAGATCGGCGTACGGGTTCCCACCACACGTCCTGCCGAGTTCATCCGGGCCATGCGTACGGGCGGACCAAGGGAAACGCTGGTTTCTGAGGCTGCCCAGATCACCGTCGAGGCGTGGGCTCAATCTGAGCAGCGTGCATCACTCCTACTCTCCCAGTGCCGGGCGTTACTCAACGCCGCGGATGAATCCATTTACGGGGTCCGCGAGTTCAGCGGCCCCGCCAACCTACCTGATCCCCTATCGGCGCAGATTCGCTACACGATGAGCTTTCAGGTCCGTTCACGCGGAACGGTAATCAGCGCGTAACCAAAAACCAAGGGTCCGCAAAACACCTTGGAAGGGGTTTGCCTCATGGCTAACTCAATAACTAATGTCGTGGTTGGCAAGCCCCTTGTTACGGGTGGCGTGCTTACCGCACCCGTTGGAACCGCTCTCCCAACCGACGCGCTGACGGCCCTGATTGCCGCCTATAAGGCTGTCGGGTACATCACCGATGCTGGCGTGGTCAAGTCCGAGAAGCGCAACACCGGCACCGTCGCCGCATGGGGCGGCGACACCATTGCGGCTACCTCGAAGGAATATCAGGTCACCATCAAGCTGGATCTGGCTGAGTTCCTGAACTCAATCACTCAGAGCTTGATCTACGGCACCGCCAACGTCGTTGCTACGGCTGCCACTGCCGCTATCGGCACTCCGGTCCTGACACTCGGCACCACATCCACCACGGGCGGCACACTGGCTGCTGGCAGCTACTTCTGGAAAGTCACGGCGATTGACGTCGCTGGCGAAACCGTGGGCTCCAATGAGGTCACTGCGACCACAACTGGCTCCACGTCCTCACAGCCGCTTTCATGGCTGGCGATCACCGGATCGACCGGCTTCAAGGTCTACCGTGGCACCGTTGCTGGCGCTGAGAACGTCCTTGTGGCGACTCTGGGT